TTGTTTGCCCCACCAAACGCGCAGATGATGTAGAAAACGCAAACGAAGGAGTGCTTTGGCTTGCCCAAGATGCTGGTGCCGAAGGGACTAACTTACCTAATACTTCATTGAGTTGGTCAATTGCAGAAGTATAAGTAGTAGTCGTTTGAAAGTCAGAAATCGCTAATGGCGTATTATCCTGTAATAGAGCATTAGAAAAGTTGGAGTCGCCACCTAATGTATTATCCCCAGATTGCACAGCCCACCCAGTTCCAGTAATATCATTCCACTGGTTTGTGCCATTTGATGTATCTGAAGGCCCATAGACATACAAAAGTTTTGTGTCTTGAGCAATAAGCACAGACCCTTGACGACGGGTTGCTACAGGTATTGCCTCTAAATTCGTCGACGTAAACGAACTTACGAAATGTATACCAGCGATATTGTTGCCACTGATATCAACAATAGGATAATTCGAGTTCTGGTTTTCCAGAGTATCACCAAATTTAATAGCCATATTAGTGAGTGATTGTAAGTTTTAGGACAACATCAGAATCAAACGCTCCCGTTTGATTACTACGATATGCTTTATAAGTTGGGGTAGCTCCACCTACTGATACGCTCCAATATGATCCGGAGTTATCAAAAAGTACGAAGCTTTCTGTGTAATCTGCTACACTTCTTCCGCCCACTTCGGCGGTTACTTCTGCTAAAGTTGCTGCACTTGGAATAAATATCCAAGTATAGTTACTTGTATTTGCAGTTTCTGCCGTGCAAGATACACTAATTTCCTGTGAATCTAATTGTGGGTCTACAGCTAAAGTGCTAAAAACCGGTGTAGTTCCTAGCAAACCAGTAAGCGTATTTACTGGAAACGTTGACACAGCTGATAATTGGTTTGCAAACACATATGTTCTATGTCGATGCGCAACCTTAGCATCATATGTCAACCCCACTAAAGACCCAGTACCGTTATTTCCAAGATATCCTGTACTAATCCGTAAAGTGCGAGCTAAAGGGCTAATTGCAGCCGATGTACCTAAAGTATAATTCAAAGTAATAGCGTATGGTACCGGTAGTGCGCCATAATCCGCAATAGATTGGTTTGCGAGTGTTTGGTTAGGAAACGCTGTTATGTCTGTTACTTGCAGCGCCGTATTGTCATCTAAACTTTCTGGATTGCTCCAAGTAACGGAAACACTTGATACGGTTGCAGCTACCCCGCACTCAAGTAAGAGGGTCTCCCCATCTGCTTGATGCGTTCCCGTTGCAGACCAGCTCACACTAACAAAAGCCGGTTCAAGGAATGGCGCAATTAAATCCCGCACAATAGCCTCTAAAGTTGTGCCTGCGCTATATGTACCGCCTGCAATAGCATCACCAATAGTATTAGTGATGTCAATACCTGACACTAATGTAGCATTACCTACTGCACGGCTAAGTGCTGCAACTTCAACCGTGTTAACTGCTTCTGTAATTTCAACAGTAACAGGGCTAGTTGTTACTTGCACAATATTGCGAGCCGGCTCAATTATTTCTACAATGTTCGGCATTACTCAGATACTTGGGGCTTAATCTTAAATTTCCCTTCAAGCAAGCGGTATACGACATTAGTGCCATCAACTAACTCAAGATCATACACACCTTGACCAAACGTAAAATTGGTAGTAGTTCCTACAGGTATCGTAAGAGTAAATCTGCCTACGTCGTCTCCTTGTTGAGTAAGTATAGTAAAGTCTTGGGCGTAGTTTGTATCTAAGGTGCTATTACTTGTTGCGCGATACACATAGTCGGTATCCGTAATATGGTCTTTTACGGACATTCGTGCTCGCCAACCAGTTAAATTCTGATAGCCGCCATTAGACAGTTTATAGCGTAAGGTCACTTCATGCTGTGACCCTTGCTCTACAATGAAGTTGTATTTACCTGCAGCCATTAGGATAGAACATATTCAAAGACATTCGGTTTCCCTTGTCCGTTATTTACAATTATCGTGTAACCCGCAGAACTATTCCAGCCATTACTTTCGGAGTAAAAGTTACCCGTAAATAGTGGTGCAACAGCTATTTGACGATAGTTCGCTTGGTCTACCTGCTTCTCTTCTATTTTGCTGTAGATTCTGGAACCTTTACGAGAGTGCCAATGGCCCCCTAAGAGCAGGTTGTACATTCCTTGCTGCCCATATTCCCAGAATACTTTACCCATATCACCTTTTGTAATACCCAGGTGATTATGGCTAAGAAGGTAATAAATACCATCTATTTCTACTCCCAAAATTACAGCATTGTGCTGAACATTGAGCGATGTATTTTCTTTCAGCATGAAAGCTAGCAAACTAGCTACTGAACCATAAGGATCGCCGTCCAGCTTAGGCGTTATGCGATCATGGTTGCCACTTACTATATATACCCCGCAAACATTATTCAGGCTGGTCAAAAAGCGCCTGATAATCGTGTATGCAATAATTACCACATTAGTCCCGTGCCCGTTTTGTTCTAATTCATGCCAGGTCGTTGCATGATTTAACCCTGTAAAAGACTCTATAAAATCCCCAAGCAAACACACATGAACCTCCTTATACCGCCTGCTATTGACCGCACTAGCTACTTCCTGTAAACGGGCTACTACTTTCTTTATGTTGAATTCCGGTGTGTTACCCATTTCCGAAACTTTTGCCCCAATATGAAAGTCGGATAATGCAACAACAGCTATATCAGTACCTGGTGTTTGTGGAACTTGAAATCCATCTAGTGTTTCTCGGAGTTTTGCTAACGCTTCTTCGGGATCAAAATCTTCCACTTTACGCACAAGCTGCATCTTTACCTGATGCATTGTATTGGTACCTGTTTTTGACTGAGCTTCCCAGCTATTACACGTATATCGAGATACTTCCCATTCAGAGGTATCTACATTAAAATACTCAATTGCTTCTTCTAAGCTATGTATTGGCGCATCACCCTTATAGGTATATTCTGCCGCATTTGCAGTAATGTCGGAAGTAACGCTACCTGTTTTGAACCTGTTTTTTGCAACTAGCCGCCGCAAATGCCGGTGACTATATTCGATCGTCGGATTCTCCTCAAGAATCAACGAAGCGATACGTGCATGTGTTTCATTTCGATGAGTCTTGCAATATTGTATGACTGTTGCAAGAATATCCATTGTTATATTTCAAAAACAGGACCTATTAATACCCGTATTGAGCTACTGTAGTTATAGCCTGCTTGATATAGAGATAATTGATCTAAACTAAAGGTTAGCTGAGACGGCAATGGAGTAATACCGGTTTGATATCCAAAATAGTTAAGAGTCTCTCCCTCTTGTATCGTAATTGAGCCACGATAATCACTAAGTGTTATGCCCGCAACCGGTGTAAGAGTAATCGTAAATTGCTCAGTAACGTTACTAGGATTGTAATAGTCTTGAACAACCCCAAAGTTGCTTATTAATGTACTAGCATCTACGCCTTGGGGATCATTTACGTCAAACAAATAAATTTCATTGATAACTACATCATTAGCCCCAGGTGTCGCATTTAGATATAAATCACCGCTAATGTTTGATGGAATTGTAATTGTAGTAGCTACAAAATTACTTGTAACCGATACTGACGTCTCAAATAAATGATTCCCTGTATAGTCATTTGATGGATAACCACGCAAACGTACCAGTGCACCATTAGACCAAATAGCATCACTGCTTGAATCATCAACTACTGTAATTGATACAGTGGTGCCTGGTGAATAAGTATTATTACCCGTAGTTTCTATAATGCCTATAGTTTCAGAGCCGTTTAGAAATAAACGATACTGTGGAATTGGTGGAGTATAGTCTTCAAATCCTGCATACCCATCGTTATCAAACCAACCAACGCTATCGATAGTTTGGTAAAAAGCGGTTTCAATAAAATGGTCCCTGCGCTCACATGAACGCTCTAAATCATACTTGACTCTATTTAGGTACACTTCAGATGTACCGTTTTTCCAGCGATTTACTAACGCGGTGGCGCGTTGAGTATCATTGTCATAATCGTTTGGATTCCAGGTCATGAGCAGCCGCATGCGCAAGTGCAACCAGTGCCATTGCAGATATTTTGCATCAGTACAATTTTCTCTTTTGCTGCTGTAATTTCGTTGTGGTCTACGTCAATCAATGTGCCTTGACGCAAGACTACTAATTCTTGAAGCGTATTAAGTTGTTTTGTTTCCTTACATAGGTTACAAACGCTCTTCAAATACGTATCCAGTTTCGTTCGGATACAGCGATCCAACTCTGGAATAAAGAGGAAATACTCCTCGAATGTATAGGTGTCCGAACCTATTACAAAAGTGATTTTAAACCGGTATAGCCCATCCCGAAACGATGACCCAGTTTCAGCCGCAACATCCGCTGGGTCAATCGTTAAGGGAAAGCTATGTGGGTTAGCAAGGTCATATGACCCTAAATCAGATACAGTTAACGTCTCGTATGCAGTTGCGCCCGGTATTAAAATTTGTACAGCCACACTAGTCCTATCTGTTTCAATAGGAGTGTGATCAAACAGTTCAAACCGAGTAGGTATAAACGTCGGTACGATTCGCCAGTATCCTGTAGCCATAATCTAAAAATTAGAGACCGAGCAGCGTATCAAACTGACCGTTTAATGTAGTGTTAGCTGCAGCAATATACACAGTAATTTCGTGTACATCCTCGCGATCACCAACGGTTTTGTTTAATTCGATAACAAACGCTTGGTATGTGCCAGTAGCAGTAGAAGCAGGCTTCACTACATTTTGACCCGCAAGGTTAGTTACACCTTCGAAAGGCAAAGCAGCATCGACATCAGCAGCTACAAGAGCAGGAGTACCGAATGGCAACACTGGAGCCGTCCCTTGAGTAACCGCACTTGAAGCGTCATTTGATGCCCCACGGAAAATGTAGCCCTTTGGAATGGTAATATCGATTATCGTAGCATCACCGCTGTTTTCTGCAGCCTCTACATCTTTAAAGACATCGCGCTTAGAAGCATTGATTGCAGCTACCAACTGGTCAACAGCAGCAGCATTATTTGCTGCACCAACTGCTTCAAAAGTGGCAATAGCAAACTTTTCACGGCCATCAGTAACGTCAATGAGCTTAATGAATGCGGACCCATCAGACTCAATTACAGGTGTTACTTGAAGAACCTGAGACGTTCCTGCAGTATAGGCTTTGTTACTAGCTTTTACGATATCAGCACCGTCAAAACGGATGCTTTTACCATTACCAGTCATGAACTGATACTTGGTGCCGGCAACAGCTGCGGCCCAACTGCCTGAAGCAGTAGCAGTATCATTAACAAAAAGGACCAATTTTCCAGGATCGACAGCAGTTGAAGTCGCACCGGCGTCATTAGAGACGAGAACAGTTTTTACGAAAGACATGTTTATTAGTATTAAGGGGTATTATTAAGCTTGAATTGTAATTCCAGTTGCCTGAATCTTCGCAGCGCTAAGGTTATTGCTAGCATCTCGCAACACGAGAGTAGCCTTAATAACACTGTTGGCTGCAAAGTCACCTGCATCCACACTAGTTACAGCGAAGACTTCTTCAGCAGTAGCAACAGAGAACTCTTGGACAGCTGCGTGACCAGTATCGCCAGTAACGTTAGAGTTGATTGTTAAAATAGCTGTCGTACCAACTTCTAAGTTAGTTGCCTTCACGAAGATTGCAGTACCTGCAGCGGTGCTATACGTAGTTCCAGCGGGTGTTCCGCCAGTAGCATCAGTAACCATAGAAACAACCGTATTTGTTACAACTGGCACAGTCAAATCAGCACTTGACAATCCAAGAAGATTTTCGATTGCAGTTACAGTTTTTTGTGCACTGGCTTCATCGTCCTGAATCAGAATTTTGATGGTTTCGTGAACATAGCGTCCTCCAACCTTTTTCTGCAATTCAATTGTGTAAATACCGTAGTCTTGGTTTGCTGCAGTAGAAGTTTCAGGAACTACAATAGGGAACTTATACTGATTGTAAGCACCCATGCTAATGAAACCTGACTTTTCTAAGTTACGAGCACCAACAAGTGATCCAACATTATTGCCAGGCGCATTAACTGTGATAGCTGCGCCTTCATTTGCGCTAATATTCAGTGAGCTATCTTTTTCACGAGCACCTACTGCGATATTTAACGTATTGCTGCCACCATCGGTCAATGTCAAGTTTGTGAACTCGCTTGTGCCATTAGCCTTACGAGCCGCAAACTCCGAAACCAGCTGAGCTACAGTTTCACCCGAGTATGTCTCGCTGTCGTTAATTCCCTGCCCATCCTTACGCTCAAGCCGCACAAAGAACTGACCTCCTAATTTGTCTGCAGCTGCAACACCGCTATAATCAACAGATGATGTAGTAGCAGCAGGTGCCGATGCAACTTGATAATGCGAACCTACAATGTCAGCAAGCTTAAATTCCGAGCTTGACATTACAGAAATAGTACCATCAGCCATAGCCGTCGCAGCACTCAGTTTAAGAAACTGTTTCGCACCAGTATCTGTGAGATTGCCAGCAACAAATGCGCCATCTCGTTGGATAGCGAGTTTGCCTGATGTGGCAGAATCAGCAATACTTGTAGCAGTAATGTTGGCTTGTGTTGTAGCCCCGTCTAGCGCCTCAACTACCAACGTATGAATTAAATTATTCATGGGTTATTCAGATTGTTGTTGTTCAATAGAAGTTGTTTGGTATCGTGGCGATTCTATGGCCTCGATGATACTTTTCACCGCGAGATCTACAATTTCGTGGTGCGTGTGCTCTGCTAGCTCGCAATCTACGCTTGTTGACAGGGTAATGTCAACCGGTTGACGCAAGTAATCCATGTGCAGTGTTTTTAATATAAACTTTTCTCTGTCCTGGTACACTCGAATTTCATCATCGTAGACAATAGCCAGCGGATACTCTGCACGAGTTTTAGCAAATGGGTTTTGTTGGTGTTGATACACCTTATCCTGTTCAACAATGCGTAAATCGCGAGTTGCTTCAGGGTCTTGCGCATCGACCTGTTCCCCGCAATGGTTCACATGAAAAGTCACGCGAGCATTAACGAGGAACATGTAGTCGATAGGCAAATCAAAATTAACGAAGTCAACAGCACTATTAGGCTGCACCCCGTCCGTATAATCTACAGAAATCAGCATACGCAAATCGTCCATACGTTTTACGTTGCCTTCAAATCCTAATCCCTTAGGGTCTGTCTGTCCATAGAGACGCTGTTTAATATATCGCTCCTGAGCACGGTTCAACCAAAAGTCAACCTCTTCAGCTAAGAAGTAATCATAGACCGATGAGGCTACCTTTTGCAACCCTTGATCTACAGCATAATGCATCTCTTGTACAGTCATATCATGCGAAAGCCTTCATCTTGGCTTTTAGCGCCGTTAAAACGTTAGAATTTTTCTTGTCCTTCAGGAAGAGAACGGCTTCTTCCATCGAGTCTCCTAAGGTAATATCACCATCTAAAATGCTGTTGCCTACTCGACGAAGGGCCTCTAGAGATAGCGCCTGGTTAATGAGGGCTGTCATCTCTAAGTTCTTATCTGTGCAAATATCGATAAAGTACTGCGGATCATCTTCCTGCAACTCTTCTAAAGTCAGTTCTTTCTCATCATTAGTCAACTTTGCCGGATTGTAACCATAAACATGCAATACCATGTTCATACGCTCTTCGTTATCGGAAAGTTTGATGAACTCTTTGTAAGCGTTCTTACGGATAACAAGGTCTTGCTTAGCTTCTTGCAGCTCTTTACGACCATCGGAAATATAATACCGAAGTTTTTTATTCCCATTCAACAAGTTTTCTTCTGCAGCAACGTGTGGATGTGCCAGTACAAACTTGTACTTGATATAATCGATTACACTCAATGGATAGCCTTGGTCATCCAGACCTACTTCAAGGTCCAGCCCACCCATAGGCACATCTACTGTTAGATTTAAGTAGTAATCTCGACATGCTCTACCAAACTCGTTATCGGTAGGGCTAATGCCAATAATTTCAGGCAGATATTCTTTCTGCTCTGCAAACGTCAAGCCTCGGATAATATCTCCGGAAGCGGTAAAGACTGATCCAATTTTACGCTTGGACTCTGCGTAGACATCATCAGGCAAATTAGTGTAATTCGGCCGACGATTGACGGTGATTAAATGTGAGGACATATCTATTATAACTAGTGAATTTCTATTTTCAAGTAAAAGGGGGAGGTATTACTGCCTCCCCCTCCAACTTAACCAAAACCTGTCTTACGACTTAGTGCATTCTAAGTGCAGACAGTTCGTAGCGCGACGGATAGCAACACCGCATTCTTTCATGAAGTGGACAGAAGATCCATCCACATCAGTAGCGCGGAGAGCGTTACCTCCGAATCCAGGAGGTACAGATGCACCTGCAACTGCCCAACGTACCAACTCACGTCCCTTACGAGAAATGTATTGGATGTTACGCTCGCCATCGTACGTGCTCATATCAAGGAATACCATACGGTATGACTCCAAAGGCAAACCAGTAACTGGGTGACGGTCAGCGTTCAAAGCACGTGCTCCGTGGTCAAACAGAGGCAAGTGACGAACAGTAATCGTGTGACCATCGATGTGCTGGTATGAAGTAAAGAATCCGCCCAATACCAAGTTAGAACCTGAACCGCCAATGAAGCTGCTAGGGTCTGTATTCTTGATGTATTGACCGTTAGAAATCTCAGACTTCATAGCGTTGTCAAACTCTTCCATACCACCGATACCGGTAAACAACACGATGTTCATCTGCTGAGCATCAGTAGCGCCATACAAAGCGTCACGTACAACAGACTTAATCTTAGCTGCAGTCAAGGTAGAGTAAGTATCAACGTTAGGAATCTGCTCGAGGACACCAGAACCCAAGGTAATTGGCTTACCGTTGTCATCCTTCAAGTGGATGAGACCATTAGCGTCACGGTTGTACTGCGAGTACCACAATGCGTATTCAGTCTCTTCCTTCCAACGCAACATGTGCTGGTACTCCTCAAAGTCATACCACAAGTTGGTTGAACGACCACCAACATTGAATTCAAAGTTTACAATACGGTCAGGCATGTTACCCTCGTATGCGTAAGACTTACGAATCAAGCTGATTTGGTTACGCATTTTAGAAGGTGCAACCCAGTGGCTTTCGTTACCGCGAGATCCGCTCATTGCAGCCGGAGCGTACAACTGAACAAACATCTTGTTTACGAAATCAGAACCGCCTACGCCAACTCCGTCAGCAGCAACCAACTGAACGCTGTACTCATAACCACCAGCAACAGCTTGTGGGTCATCCATAACACGAACCTGAGTTCCGTCAGGAGCCTCCAAGATGTACTGACGTACAAACCAACGCTCGTTAAAAGTCAACTTAATACGGGTATGATTAGCACCAGTACCAGCTTGAGCAGTACACTCAACGGCTTTGTTCATACGGCCCATTACTGGGTAATCGTACTCAATGTCGTTGATGTACTTAGTTGCACCCATACCTTCAGTCAAGAAAGAAAGCGGGAATCGCTTGTCTTCTTGTCCAGCCAAATGGGTAATAACTGGAGAGAGTACGTCTGGCTGAGTAAGAAGTGCAGCGGCAAGGCTGTTCTCATCAGTCATAGACGCTGAGTTGAAAGTGTCTTCGTATAAACGAAGCTTTTTAATGTTGTCAGCAGACATGATTAATAAAATTATTAAGGGTTATAAGAGATCTTTAAGTGACGGCAGCTTCTTTGGTGCTGTGTATGACGACTTACCGCCCTTCATACGCTGTGAAGCTGGTTTATTCTGCTGCAGTTTCTGCTTTAAATTCTGTGCTTTCTTAGTATTTTGTGTGTTACTCACGAGCCGGTTGAGGTCGAAGTTCTTCCACAACAGATACTCCATAGCAACTTGTGTTTCCACATCCATTTTTTCGCGATCAACTAAACGCTGTGTGCGACCTTGATTATCTACCGCGTCAGACATCCAGCTATAGAACTTTTTGCGATCAGCTGTAGGGATTTCAAATCCACGCACAACCCCCTGGTCTATGGTCGACTTAATAGTTGACCACTGCTGCTCTATTTGATGGTTTCGTTGCTGTGCCTCTTGCTGCTGACGCTGAATCAGTGTAGCTGCTTCTTGCTCTTGCATTTTTTGCAGTTTCCCAAGACTTCTATTTGCCTGACGCTGCAAAATACCCGCATCAATGTAGTCTTGTACCGTTTCAGCTATTTCCTCCCCAGTATAACCACTGCGCTGTAAGAAGTCTTCTACAACTGCACGTTGAATACCGACATTATCTTCAGTAATCTCTACAGCTGCATAATCAACAACAGGCGCCGTTGCCTGAAAATACTGCTTAGGGTCACCACCATTATAGCGGTATTGAACATACTGTTCTACATCAGGGAACTGTGTAAACAAGCTATCTAGCTGCTCCTTTGCAATTTCTTGAGCAACTGCATCTGCAAACTTTGCAACTCCATCATAATCCTCAGAGAAGTCCCCTTGAATTTCATAACCAAGTTTAGATCGCAAAACATCAATAACGCTTACTTCATCTTCTTGGTCTGCATCAGACGTTTCCTCTGCAACCATTTCTGAGACTTCATTAGCCTCTTCGTTTTCAGCCTCTATTGATTCTGTTTCTTGCTCAGCTTGTTCTTCTACCTCTGCTTGCTCTTCAGCAACAGGAGTTTCTTCTTGAACTTCTGGCTCCGGAATATTTGACGGAGCTTCATTGTTAAGCAGGTTCGCTACGCTTACCTGACTCAAGTCTAGTGATTTTTCTTCTGCCATTGCTACAAAAGTATTTGATATACCGAATTATATGACGTTTTCAGATACCGTTCTGATTATTTTATTAATATCAACTTTTTTGCTTTTGGAGGTTGACTTTTTCACGCTCTACGTCAAGTCTAGCGCGGTCAATCTCGTCTCTTCGCCCATTCCCATCCGCATCTGACGTGACTTTAGCTGCAACATCCATTTTCTTTAACTCCATCTTTAACAGACGCTCTCGTTCATTCTGGTCTGCTTGGAATGCTTGTTCTTGTTGCTTCATCTGCATCTGCCCTTGTGCTTGCGCTTGTGCTGCTTGCTGCTGCGCTTCTTGTTGCGCTTGCATCATTTCCTTTTGTTTCTCATCTACCTCTCCAAGCAGCTTCTTAATCTTACTAAAGTTATTGCTATCTAAAATCTCCGCAATTGTGCTAGGCTGCTGCCCATTCTGCGCAAAGGCCAAAGTCAACTGTTTGATTTGTTGTAGCTTGTCTTGCTCGCGGCTGTTATTCTTTACAAATACGCCATACTCAGCTTCTTGATACTCTTGAGGGTCAATGCTAACTAATGCAGTACGTAAATCGCTAGTTACATAAGTCATTTTCTTACCCTCTCTCCACGCAATTTTGCTAGTATCAATTAACCCAGCGTACTCGCGCTCTAAGAAAGACTCGAAACGACGGAATATCTCTTCACTAATTACCGATGACTGGAACACCGCGCGTTCAGTAACGCCAACACCATCAGATGTTTTTACTTGACCTTTTCGTTGACGCGATACACCAATATTTTCTTCCCACTCAGCTTTAATTGCCTGCAATAGCTGGAACTGAGCAGCGATGTATTGACCTAAAGACATATCCAGTACTTGATACTGGTTAAAGGTTACGCGCTCACCAGTCTTGCCTTCCGCTGTAGAATCAATAAATGCAAAGCCCATAGCATCAGCGTAGTACATAAACTTCTCCTCATCCCACCCATGGCGTTTAGGAATAGTGTTCATTTCCATAAGCATAATCTTGTCTTTGTTCTTTGCAATAGACAACTCTAGCCGGTAATGGAAAACATTGTACAATACCTGGTACGGCAATCCCATGCTAATCACGCTGACATTGTCGCTATGGCGATTACTGTATACACGACCATTATATGGCAACTTGCATACAGAAATATTATTCATTTCGTTGCGCTGAACCGGATGAGGTTGGAAGCTCACAAAAATGTCTTGGTCTATCTGATAGCCTTCCCAGACTTCATTAACCCAGTAGTAAGTAATATCGTCGGTGTCATCTTTTTTATAAGATTCATCAACAACCATTTCCTGCTCCTGCCCTAGTTCGT